GCGCCAGCAGCAGTGCCCAATGCTGTTAATGTGCCAGCTGATACTTTAGCTGCGGTGCTCCATTTTTCACTTGTTTCTGCTGCTTTGGCTTGAGCTTCGGCATATTTTGTAGCAGACTGATTTACCGCTTGACTAGCGTTTTTGAATGCGTTAGCAGTGCCACTAGCACCATTCTTCATAGCATTCATCTGATTAGCCATCATGGAGTTTTGCTGCGACAACATATCAGTAAGGTTTCTGAGTTGTTCTTCTAATTGAGCAATTACTTCTGGATCCATGAGACTTCCCATTTTTTATAGCCAGGTTTTAGCCTGCTAAATATACATAGCTATTTAGTATTGGGAAAATGCCCAAAATTTATGAGGAAGATACAATGGATAATAATCCGCTAAGACAATATTTTAGAAGACCAGCAGTTTATATCAAGCTACCAAGCGGTGGCGCTGGTTACGAACCGGGCGTAGTCGAAATGCCAGAAAGCGGAGAACTTCCGGTATACCCGATGACGGCGATTGATGAAATCACCGCACGTACCCCAGACGCTCTCTTTAATGGCACCGCAGTAGCAGAATTAATTAAAAGCTGTATTCCTGCTATCAAGGATCCATGGAAGATCAATAGCATCGACTTAGATTCGGTTCTCATTGCTATTAAAGCAGCATCAGGCGGTGAAAACCTAGAACTAGATTCTACATGCCCTTCATGTAAGGAGACTGATACATACCAAATCAATCTGATTGGTATTCTATCTACTCTCAAGCCCGGTGACTATGATACTCCATTAGAAATCGGAGACTTAAAGATCAAGTTCAAGCCTCTTTCATATAGAGAAATGAACGAAGGCGCAATGGGTCAGTTTGAAGTACAAAGAATCTTTATGAATCTAGAAACAATCGAAGACCTAGATGATAGAAATGCTACTAGTCACCAAGCACTAGAAAAGATCACATATCTAACAATGGAATTGATTGCTCATACTATTGAGTATATTGAAACTCCTGGCGCAACGGTAACAGAACAAGAATTCATTCTTGACTTCTTAAAGCATTGTGATAGAAACCTTTATACTGATATTCGTGACTATAACACAAAGTTGAAGTTAGAGACTGAAATTAAGCCATTGACTATTGAATGCTCAAATTGTAGCAATCAGTATGAACAGCCGTTCACCCTAAACCCAGCGGATTTTTTCGGATAAGGCTTCTAGCGTCTTCGGCAGAAGACGTTAAGAAGCTAATTGAGCAATTCGAAAAAGATGTTCAAAACATAAAATTCAACGCCCTCTCTCTTGCTTGGTACATGAGAGGGGGCGCTACCTACGAGGACATACTAAACATGTCCAGCGAAGAACGCAAAGCCATATCGGACATAGTAGAGAACAACCTAGAAGTAACAAAGAAGACCAATTTACCATTCTTCTAAAACTTATTTTTCTTTTAGAGTTGTTCTTCGAACAACTTATACCTCACTCACTTCGTTCGTATCGGTATAGTTTTTAAGAGTAAGAGGTAAAGTTCAATTATCAAATATATATTGCCGGTTCAGAAGCCATGGTAGTGCCGTTCTCAGGCACTACCAAGAGCGGACATTGCCATGGCCCGTCATCCTGTGCTGTCTATTCCCCGTTACACTAGCTTTTTCTGCTGTATAACGCTACCGGTTGCCCTGTAAAGTTTTCTGGGACTGTAGTGAGGTCTTAATGCCTCTGCAACGCATGTTCTATAGCTTCAAGACAGAGTAGCTATAGACTCATTCAGGGTTCGCCTACCTAACGAGAGCCCTGTCGGTATTCCGTGACCTCACGATCACGCATACTCCAGATCCGGACGCATACAACTGTGGTGCGGCCTCAAGGAGGTTCTTGCGAACATAACAATGTAGGGTTCTGTGAGTTTAATTAACTTTGAGTATCTGAAACTAACGTTGACTTGGTGTCAGATGAGCCAGAAGAATATAATTTAAGAAGGTCTTTGTTGTGCTTAAAAAAGTGATCAAAATCTATTAGGAGCCAATCGCCATGAGCCTTAGAAGTGTAATATGTAAATTGATCAGTAACCCAAGTTTTGTTGCTTTGTACAACTACAAACTTTCCCTTACGGTTGAACTTCATAAACAATATGTTCATGTCACCGTCTTCGGCAACGTCCATCATTTGTTCAATCCAACCGTCAAGAACTTTACAATCACCGCTGTATAGTTGATGAAAGGGAAAGTCTTTGTAGCTTTTACATTCTGCGTTGAACTTGGAAAAGCTTTGTCCTGGAACAATGTCGCCCTTGAATGAGCGAATCTGTCCTTCATGTAAAAACTGTTTTCTAGATTGATTCTTGCCGCCCACATACGCGCCACTTCCGGGCGCACGAATAAATCTTTCAGAATACAAGTTGCTTAGGAAATTAGCAACTTCTCTTTCGAAACTTGAACCTTTGTTCTTACTGGGGGATGGCATATACTAACTTATCTTTCTAAATCTGGTCTGTAAATTTTTATTCAATATCTGTTGTAGTATTGTAACTTGTGAAGCCGTTTTCTTTAACGACCTTAAGTACTTGCGGGACTCGACCAGCAAGTTCTTCTCTGTGTGATACAAGCCAGATAGATTTGTTTCTGCGGCGAGCCATATCCTTAAGAATTGCCATACTATTCTCAACACCAACTGTATCCATACCTGAGTCAATTAACTCATCGATAAAGATAGTGTTGATCGGATAGTATAGGTTCTCCCATACGTCTCTAAACGCAAAACTCAGACCAAGAATTAGTCGGTTCCGCTCACCCCGTGACAAGTTATCAAAGTCTAACTCACGACCGAGTTCAGTAATTTCTACCGACAAGTCATTCTTGAAAACGACTGTGTGCGGCAAACCAATCTTATCAAGATAGTTTGTCAACCTACTATTTAGATAACTTAAGTTCTGATCAATGATCTTTTTGCGAACAAAGCTATCCTTGCTGGTTAACAAGTCCTGTAAGAACTTATAGTGATCACCAATCTTAGTGAGTTCGTTGATCTTGTCGAAGCTAATTTCCTGTAGTGCTTGCTTCTCCATGTCACTAATCTGTTCACCATATGGATCAGTCTCGGCAACCTTAAGAGCAATAGAGTTCTCAAGGTTAGCAACGATAGTACGGTGTTCAACAGCTTCTGCCTCAGTGTCATAGATCGTAACTGGCATGTCACCAATTACAGTAACGGCATTTTCAATCAACTGATCGGCGTACGGATCTTCTTCGTTCTTTTTAGCTACAATCTGCTGCTGAATACGTTCAAGTTCCGAACTATGCTTGATTGCTTCTGATTCAGTCTTGTAATGCGTAGTTGGCTTCTCGCCCAAAACGAAAATAGAATTTTTATTTTTTTCTAAATCATTTTGGGTTTGGGCAAGTTCTTCAACTGCGTTGGCAAGAAGTTCACGCTTGCCGTTGATTACAGCAGTGTGATTGTCATCATGGAAGTCCTGCCCGCAAGCATAGCACTTGTTATCTTCAAGAGTCTTGATTTCTTGTTCAAGCTTATTAACAAGGGCTTGATCTTTCTTTAAAGAAGCTTCAAGCGCAACAATGGTCTTATTGATGCCCTCAAGTTCAATCTTGTTTGCTTCATAAACCTTAAGGTCATAATGAGCTTGCAATTCAACATCAATATCGATATGACTTAACGTGTCATATTCTGATTGAAGTAACGCAACATCGCTATCACGCTTTTGCTTCCAAGCAGTTTGTCGAGCAAGGATGGCGTTATACTGTTCCTGCTTCTTCTTTAATTCATTGTAGATTGACAACTCTTTGTGCGCCCTTAGTTCGGCTTCAATGTCAATCTTGCTAAGTTCATCATAATCAGCAACAAGCTTGTTAAGAGCTTCTTCGTGCTGGCGCAACCAAAGAGTTTGCCTACGCTTTAGATTATCAATCTGTTCTTGTACTCTCTTGTTGGCATCTTCTGTTGCTTTGATTCTAAATTCTTCTTGCTGGATGCTATCCTTATTGAGGCGAATCTTTTCTTTGATAAGTTCAGCCTTCTCAGAGAGTAATGTGATGCCCAATAACTGTTCGATCACCTTTCGTTGATCGCCGGCTGGCAATGACAGGAACGGTGCTGAATATGTGTTCAACGCAACAATGTGCTTGAACATATCACTGGTCATGCCCAGAGTACGCTCGATTTCCCTTTGCGTATCTTTGTTTTCTCCCTGGGCACTGTTTTCGTCTTCTTTCTGTTCTTCGCCGTTGATATAGAACTTCAATACGTTCGGGCGACGACCACGTTCAATCTTATAGTCAATGCCACCAGAACTATATTCAAGGGTAACCATCATACCCTTGCCGTTTGTGCGATTGATTAGATTGTCTTTGCGAATCTGATTGATTGGGTTACCAAATAGAGCATAGGTAAGACCTTGAATCAGTGTTGTCTTACCAGTACCATTTCTAGCACCGTCACCACCTAAGTCTAAGTTCTCACCTAGAATAAGTGTAAGTTCTTTACTATCAAAATTAACTGCTTGCGTTACTGCACCAATAGATAGAAAGTTGCGAAGGGTAATATTCTTTAATACAATACTCATAGGTTACGGTAAATCTCTAATAGTAACTTATTATCATAGAAATCACTTTCAATGCTAGTGATTTGGTCAATAACGATTTGGTCAACACTTTCGAACTTGAGTTCGCCGGGTGCTAAGTCAGTGCCTACGCCCTCAAGCTTCATAGGAATCAATGTCATTTCTCTAAGTTCATGCTTGGGGATTAGTGTTTCACGAATAAAGTTGGCTTCTTCGTATGAAATATCAATGTCGAGGTGTACTCTGACATGACTCTTTGGAAGCAACAACCCATCTGGGTTGTCAAGCACTTCGCTTAACTTATAAACACGGAACTTGGGCTGATTCGGCCATGAATGGAACTCGGGTTCTTGGTCCCATTCTAGAACCATCATACCTCGAGCATCATCGCCTGCGTCTGCGTAGTTGTGCGGGAACGCATTACCGATATACCAAATGTTGTTACGAGCTTGACGCTTATGAAAGTGGCCACTGAATACCTTTTCGAAACCAGTAACGTGATCGTCCTTAAGTTCGCCATGATCGGGCATTTGAACCATTGCGTTCATATAGAAGTTGGGAAGTTCGAGGTGAGCAAACAAATACTTACCTTTCATCTTCGCCAACTTCTTGTAGTCATCGCCCACGAGCCAGGGAGCGATGACTACATTTCCTTCATTGAACCAGTCATTGACGATAACAACATTAGGGAGGTGCGTTGCCCACTCAACTGAGTGAACGTCTCTGCGATCACGATAATAAAGATCGTGATTGCCTGGGATGAAGTAGACCTTTTCGAAGTTGGCATTAAGCCTTTCTAAAGCACGTAATCCATATTGTAGTGTATGGATATTGATACTTGCTCTGTGGTGATTCCAATCGCCTAAGAATAGGCAAGTTTCACACCCTTCTAGTTTAGCCTTCTCAATAAACCAATCAACAAAATCACTACAATCTTGATTGTGCTGTAAGCTATTGCTTTTTAATCCGAAATGGATATCCGTAAAGACTGCTGCCTTCTTGAATAGATTTGTCATACTCTAACTTATACTACCTGTGATTGATAAAAGCAATCAGTTTGGTGACCTTAATCTAAAACTTTAGTTTTAACGTCACGCATTTGGCGCGAGAACGATGGGTTCAACCCGTTCATCTCTAAGATATCATCTCGAATGTTTTGGTTACGCTTTTCAGTATTCAAAACACGACAGAAGCTATTGGTGATGGCTGCGGTATAGTATGCGAATGGGTTAGCACTCTTTGCTTCGTTGAATCTAAGTCCAACGTAAGTTAATTGTAGAATAGCACTGGCCTTCATTTCGTCGTTATAAGTATAACCACGCCAGTTGAACTTCATAGCGTACTTGTCACAGAGCATCATGTACATACGAGCTAACTTATTAGTGATTTGCCCGTGATCTTTACTGAAATGTCCGTTTTCCATGCCACCGACCCAGTGACTTTTGCCAACACAAACCCATGTATTGTTTTCGTCTAGCTTATAGTGTTGAAAAGGAGGGAAGTTAACCTTAACATGAACCATGTCTTCGACTTCGCCCTTAGTTGATTTGTCTTCTAAATCGCTAAAGTCTTCTCCGTCTTCGTCATCAAAGATAAAGATGTCCTTAGCAGTCTTCTTCTTTACAGTCTTTCTAGGTTGCTTTTGAGCTACAGGGATATGTTCCCAAGTCATAACTCTAAAAATCAAATCAGTAGTAGATATAGTCTTTGGATCTACCTTTTCGCCCGTTTCTAGTGAAAGTCTAGCCGCACGAACTTCTTTAGCTGCCTTAATCTGTGCGGGCTTGGCTGCGTAAGTTAATGATGTTACAATGTCACTGTCTGGCTTGTCAATGATTAGATCATATCTGTGATATTCTGGCTCTACGAATGAGCAATATGTATTCTTACTTGAATGAATTTCTTTTAAGATATCTTTATTGTTTAGATAATTTACTTTTTTTGGTCCTGCCACGTTGAGTCCTCTTTTGAATGAATAGTATACTACTAGTGTTGTAGTATTACAACACCTTTGGGTAAATTTACTGGTTTTTTGCTGCGATAAATAGTATTGAGTAATTGTATTTAGCACAGGAAAAAGCATGGCTAACCCTAAAACAGTTGAAGAAGCAATCAAAGTTGCTCCGGCAGGAGCGCAGTGGTATAAGCCGGGTGATGGCAAGACCCCTGCGATGAACCTGCGTAAAACCGACAAGGGATTGTTTTTCTTTGCTTCGGGTCAAGCTAGTTATAAAGCAACACCCCAAGAAGCAGCCACATTCTTTAGAGCGCAGGGCCTAACAAATTGTAACATGCCGCAATACATGCCTACTACGGTAAGCAAGCCCAAAACATCTTCTAAGCCTAAAGCCCAAACTGCTACGAAAGGCGCACCAAAGCCCCCGGCAACGCCGATAGATCCAGGCGACGGCACAACATACACCGTTCAGAAGGGTGATACGTTATCTTCTATTGCTAGCAGATATGGCACAACAGTTGACGCATTGCTCAAAGCTAACCCAAACATCACAAATCCAAACTTGATCAAAGTTGGGCAAGTCATCAATATCCCAGGTAAAGATGACGAAGAAGCAGATAAGCAGTTTGATTCAAGTGATATTTTAACAGCTAGAGCAATGCAGACCGCATTGGATGATGCTGACTTTAGTGGATATGCGAAAGACTGGAGAGTAAGATTAGCTCTTGCTCCTAACGCACCTTATCTCTATAACGGAGATAACCCCGGTATTCTACAACCACTGCGAGCCACAAATGGTGTTGTGTTCCCTTATACACCGAACGTATCCGTAAGCTACGCAGCTAACTATGAACCCATAAACATTACACACAGTAACTATAAAGTTTTCCAGTATACCAATAGCTCGGTAGATCAGGTGACAATCACTTGCGACTTTACTTGCCAGGATGCGTATGAAGCTAGATATCTGTTAGCAGTCATTCACTTCTTTAGATCAATGACTAAAATGTTTTATGGTCAGGATATGATGCCTGTTCGAGGAACTCCACCGCCCTTATGCTATATGTTTGGTATGGGTGGATATCAGTTTTCAGCACATCCATTAGCAATTAGTGGATTTACGTATAACCTTCCTCAGGAAGTAGATTATATACAAACAACTGCGCCAATGATAGAAACTCCTACTGATCCTAATGACTATCTCAAGAAAATTATGAGCGTAGATGTAACCAAGCAAATGGAGCAGGATAGACTAGGAGAAACATGTGCTGTTGGTGGATTACCTCCTCCCCCTAAGTTCTTGAATATTCCTAAGGATATGACAACTTGGGTGCCCACTAAGATTCAGTTGTCGATAACCTGCTTGCCAATTATGAGTAGAAATCAAATGTCTAATTACTTTAGTCTTAGAAATTATGCGAGTGGACAGCTTGTTAAAGGACAAACTCGTCCAGGTGGAGGTATGTGGTAATGGCTGGCGTATCGAATACATGGAATTATCCTCAGAGTAGTCCATACTATGATACTAATATCGTAGATAATAAATTTTTAGATTTTCTTGAATATAGAGAAATTCCTCAAGACCCCAATGATGTTTATTATGAGGTTCCGTTAGTATATCAATATCGTCCTGATCTATTAGCAAATGACTTGTATGGTAATCCTAGCTTATGGTGGGTATTTGCTGCTAGAAATCCTAATAAGTTAGGACCAGATCCATACTTTAATTTGGTGGCGGGTTTAGGCATATATATACCTAATATTATTACACTACAATTAGCTCTTGGAATCTAATACCATATGGCAAGTACTACTACTAACGATAAGCAAGATAGACTTAATAAAGCACTGGCTACGCTAAAAGCCGGTGGTACAGTTCCTATTAGCAAATCATCTGCTGCTAGAATGGTTGATGGTAAAATCTACATTTACAATCCTCAAGTTGTTCAAGCATATGAATTTATAGGAAATAAACAAAAACTTGCGGCTGCGTTAAAAGCAGGCAAGATTAGTCCAATCTCAGAGTCGCAGTTAGCTGGTGCGCTCAATCCTACGCCCTCAGTTCCCAAGCCTAAAGGTAGCTCACAACCTAAGAAAAAGCTTAAGGGCAAAGCAGATGATGATAAAGGCAAGAAAAAGAGTAACGTAAAGCTTAGAAAAGACGCTGATCCTGATCTTGCACCTGGTAAAAGATTGAAGAATCCACTCGGTATGTTATCTAGCTATAATTACCAGATATCGTTGTATATGATAACCCCGGATGCTCTTGATGCTTTTAGAAACAATGGATTTAAAAACATAAATTCGTTGGGTGTAGTATCGGCAGGAAGCTTAGGACCAGATATGCAAAATCAAGCGGTATCTGCTGGGGCGTACATTGTTGCTCAATCGGGCGGAGTGAACTCCGAAGAAAGCCGCGCTCCTAGCTTTGGATTTGATTATGGTATTGACAACCTACAATTTGAAATTGTAGGTCCTAAAGAAAATCAAACCTCAGCAGCAGAAATTAACTTTTCTTTTGTAATTACCGAGCCATATGGATTTAGCTTTATCTCTAACTTAAAGAGAGCATCGCTTGCGATAGAAGACTATGCTAACAAATTAAAAAAGAAAAGAGAAGCCATAGCAAAGAAAAAATCGGCCGCGCAAAATCAGAGAACTAGTAATAAAGGTCGTAACGGGAAGGTAAACACCTCAGCTAGAAAATATACTAAGGGTGGCGTCGGCGGCCGCGGTACTAGCACACCTACTGCGTCCGAACCAAACCAAAATACAAAATTTCAATCTAACAATGATATCTTAGCTGGCGTAAGAGGAACTACTTCTCCGGGTAAGCCTCGCCCTAAGGGAGGAAGAGGCGGCGGCAGAGCCGCTCAAGATAGCGGATACCGTGCCGCAACTAATGCGTTCGACAAAGAACAAGCTGCTAAGACTTCTAGTGGTAAACCTAAGGGCAAATCATCGGGTTCATCAAACGTAGCTGCTACTCCACAGAACCCTACTAAGAATTTCTTTATATTAGGTGTTCGATTCTTTGGATATGATGCTACTGGAAAAATGGTTAAAGGCACTGACAAAATGCCTTCAACAAATGTCACTGGTCAAGTCATCGATGGACTCAGCCAAGAAATTGACCCAGGCAATAATTCTTACGCGCTATTTGAAAGATATTATCCTGTAATTATTACCGAAGTAAAAACTAGAGTTGATGGTAGAGCCACTGTTTACAATATTAAAGCTAAGCCGCATAATTTAGAACCACTAGGCACTAAAAGAGGCATTATTAATAACAAAGTAGAAATCACTGCTAGTACAGTGGGCGAAGCCTTTGACAAATTAATGGCTAGATTAAACAAAGAACAAGCCGAGCTAACCGGCAATACATTTGATGGATATACGTATGATATCAAGTATGCTAGCCCATATGATGCTAATAGAATTAGAAATGCTAAGATTGTAAGTAAAGCAGACTTAGACAAATATAAGTGGCCAGGCTCAGGTGCTAAAACTACGAAAGAATCTAACCCAAAGCAAGAAACTGGAAAAGGTAATAAGCCTAAGAATAATTCTAGAACGATCACGTTTAGAAAAGGCACTCCTATTATTCAGGCTATGAATCAGATTGTAGCGCAAAGTTCATTCTTGGAAGACGCACTGAGAACAGTATATACTACCGCAATTGAACCAGATCAAGATAAAAAAGATTTGCCAGCGTTAGATAATTCTGGCAAAAAGAGTATCGAATGGTTTCACGTAACACCAGATATTAGTAATGCTGTTTGGAACGAAGACAATGCTGACTGGGTATATGACATTGATTATATTTTAAACGTATATGATACACCAGTCATTGATAGTGCTTATGCTAACCCAGGCAAAAAGTACTATGGTCCAGTAAAAAGATATGAATATTGGTATACAGGAACTAACACAGAAGTCTTAAAGTACGAGCAATCGCTAAACAATGGCTTCTATACTACGTTCCTCACGGAAGCCTTAGGACAAGCTGATAAAAAAGCAGATCAAAAGGGTGGTAAAAATACCAAGAATGCTGGCAATGGAAGTGGTAATGCTAGTGGGGTTACTACATCTAAAGTACAGAATCAAAAGACCGGACAGCCCACGCAAGGTAAAGCCGGTAACGCAATGGAAGCACAAAACAGCTATTTGACTACGTTGTTCGATCCGAGTAACCAAGCTCAAGCTAAAGTTGAAATTTTGGGCGATCCAGATTGGATGATGTCCGCTATTATTCCTAGCTATGGTGATAACGAGAGAACAGTTTATAATAAGTTTTATGGTAGCGATGGTTATTCAATTAGTAACGCAGGCGGACAAGTCTTTTTTGAAATAGATTTTAAAGAAGCAGTAGACTATAAATCTGCTGGCGAAAGAATAGCTACTAAAGATGGCTCTGGTATTAGTGGCGCGCCAGGCACTATGTCAATCAATAATTCTATTCTTTTTTGGAAAGACCCAAAGAGTCTTAGTAAGTTGACTAAGGGAATTAGCTACTCACTATTAAATTGTAAGTGTATTTTTAGTAACGGCACGTTTAAGCAAATATTGACTGGCACTATCAACACATTCGGGGATAGCGGTAGCAATGATGACGGTAAGGCTAGAGAAAATAACAATAGAACGAGCAACAGCGGTCCTAATAGGGGCAATGCTAATGCTACTACTAGCAACAAGGGAACCAAACCTGCCCCTGCTCCCGCACCCAAATCTACGCAACCTAGAACTATCGCGCCCTTTAAAGATCAGGCAACGGCAGATGCCTGGCGAGGAAAAACATACCCAGCTGGTACATTTAATGTACCACCATCCATTGCTAAACGAGGTCCGGAGACATAATAAATGGCAGAGAATGTAAATAAAACATCTGGTACATTAAAATCAGCCAAGCCGGGCGCTGGCGGAGGTAATACCCTTGACCATCCAGTGATTGGTATTGTTAAGGACAACATTGATCCTACTCGCTCAGGTAAAATCAGAGTTCAAATTGAAGGTAACACTAACAAGGAATCTAATAACAGTGAAGGTTGGGTAACTGTACAATATCTCAGTACATACTTTGGTATGGTTAAGCCCACTGCCGGGCAATCAGGCAACGGTGATTATGTAGGCAACCCTAGTGCTTATGGTCAGTGGCAAAGTCCACCTGATATTGGTACAAAAGTATTGTGTATTTTTGCTGAGGGCGACCCTAGCAGAGGATATTATATAGGCTGTGTAGTTGAACCAGAAGCCATGCAGATGGTTCCTGCCATTGGTTCTAGTGACAACGTTGTTCCCAACCAAGGGGAAGCACAAGGTCTTGCTGGCGCAAGTCGTTTGCCCGTAACGAGTATCAACACTAACAACAAGAGTGTATCAGACAGTACAAATTATCTAGATGCTCCTAAGCCAGTTCACAGCTATACAGCAAGTATTATGAGTCAGCAGGGCATCATTCGTGATCCTATTCGCGGACCTATCTCAAGCTCTGCTGCCCGTGAACCAGTGAGTCGTGTTGGTTGGGGAGTTGCTACTCCGGGTCGCCCTATTATGGAAGGTGGATACACGGACGAAAATCTTCCACAGAATTTAGAAAACAATAATAACCAAGAGCAACTTAAAGTAACAGCTAGACGCGGCGGACATAGTATCGTCATGGACGACGGTGATATCATTGGTCGCGACCAATTGATCAGAATTAGAACCGCGCTAGGCCACCAAATATTAATGAGTGACGATGGCCAGACATTGATGATTCTTCACAGTAATGGTCAGAGCTACGTTGAATTAGGTAAAGAAGGTACTGTAGATATCTTCTCAACAAACAGCTTTAACGTAAGAACACAGGGTGATATCAATTTTCACGCTGATCAACATATTAATTTACATGCTACTGAAAATATGAATATCCAGGCAAAAAATCTTCATATTAATACAGAAGAAGATTTTAAAATGCGCGCCGGTAAGAAATTACAATTATATTCAGTAGAAGATTTTACTGTAAAAAGTCTAGGCGCAGCCGCAATTAAGAGTGATGGTCAGGCTTCACTCTTTTCGTCTAGTACTACATTTATTAATGGTAGTAAAATTAATTTGAATACTGGTAAGCCGGGAGTAACTCCTGCTAAAGTTCCTATCATTACATTAATATCTCAAACTGATACACTTAATGATGAGCAAAAGGGCTTTATCGCTGCCCCCGGTAAACTATTAACAGTAACCACTAGAACTCCTGCTCACTACCCGTGGTCGGCAGCAGGGCAGGGCGTAGACGTTAAGAGTACTCTTGACGCAAGTAAGAACTTACCCGTCACCCCAGCCGCCGGTGTTCAAAAGGCAAATCAACAGGGCGCGGCAACTGGCGCTAAGGCACCCGCAGTCGCTACAGTTGCTTCCGCACCTGATACTAAAACCATCAGTAAGAGCATGGACAAAACAGTTACGAATGCTGTTATGGGAAGTGTTGCTACAAGTGCTGCTACTGGCCCTGCTAAGCAAGCAGTTTCTTCGGGCGCTGCTATCGTGTCCACTAGTAGTAGCTCATCATCAAATACTACTACTGTTACAAACAGCGATGGTACAACGACAACGACAACAACAGCAAGTAGCAGCACTAAGGTAGTTGCTGTTGGTTCTTATGCTCAAACACCTAATCAGCTTGTTAGTGCTGGCGTACTAAAGCCCGGCTCTGCTACACTGATCAATGGTTTGGCACAAAATCCAACTGCTAACGTTGGTAGTATTATGACCAAGAACTTGTTTACTGGTAAGCCAGGTGCTATTGACTTGGATTCATTTATACAAGATACATCTGCCCAAACTAAGGCAATGATCGACAACATGCAGGCAGCACAGACCACATTAAGTAAAGTCGGTGTGCTTACTGGTAAAGAAGCAGCTACTCAGAGTGCTGGTATGGTTATGGCAGCAGCGACAGTGGGTGTAGGTGCTACTGTTGACGCGGTTAAGCAAGTGTCAGGAATAGCAACAACTACATTAAACAATGTGGGTACTGCTGTTAACAATATTGTTCCAGGAGTTCAAGGCATTGCTAATAATTTAGAAAGCAGTGTTGCTGGAATTACTAGCCAAGTTAATGGTGCTTTGGGTCAAGCTACTAATGCTCTTAATGTTATCGGCGCAGGTGTTGCTGCTGCTGGACTAGCTAATAAGCTTGGTGGACTAGGTGGTATCAGTAATTCACTCAAGGGTCTATCAAGTGGATTGAATAACCTAGGTAAATCATTAGGCGGATTGTTTGGTGGCGGAGGTGGCGACGGTCCATCATTCACTGATCTTGTAGAAAGTGTTAAGGGCCCAGCAGGCGCAGCATTCACCGCAATCAGAGATAGCTTGAAGCCACTACAAGCAGGTGTTCCGCAAAATCTAAGCAGCATTGCTAAGAATAGTGCGGCAACTGTTGCTGGTATCTCTAGCAAGATTAGTGGCATCACTAATGAATCGATTGACGATATTCAATCATTGGTATCTAAGAATAACTTAGCTGCTATCACTGACATTAACGCATTGATTGAAAATAATACTGTTGCTGGTATCGATGGTTCATTCCAGCAAGTCAAATCTCAGATCGGAGCAATGGCTAATGATATATCGTCACAGTCAGCTAACCTAATTAGTCAAATTGGTTCTTCAACAACTCAGTTGACTAATCAATTCGCAACTGAATTTGGCGGAAACGCACAGGCTACAGTTACTAGCTTGAGCAAGTCTTTCAATAGTATATCAACCAATATTAATCAATTACCAGATAATTTAGCTTCCTTTAAGAATCCAATTAATTTGGTTAATAATGTATTAAGTGATATTGGATCTGATATTACTGGAATTACTAGCACAATTACCACAGCTACACAAAATCTAGATAATACTCTTAAGAATATTAATACCGCAGTACAAGATGTTAGCGGTATGGTTGGCGCTGCCCCTGCTATTGCTACAGGAAACTTGAAAGAATTGGCTAGCGCAGCAACAGCAGTACAATCCGGCGCTAGTGCGTCATTGTCTGCTGCAATGGCTAGTGGTATAAACAACTTGCCGGGTGGATTAGCGGCTGCCGGCGCAGTAATTAACAACATTGAAGGCGCAGTCAACGCATTGCCTGGCACAGAAGCATTGGGTGAGCTAGTTAAAAACGTACAAACTTCTGTTGTCAATACCGCACAAGATATCGGTAACGCAATCGACAGCAAGCTTGGAAGTATCTTGGGCAAAGAAGGTGGATTGACGAACTTAATTACATCTGCGTTGCCGTTAGGCTCAGCGGCTGGATTATTGTCGTCACTCTCGGCACTAGGTGCCGGCGGCCCTGCTAAGATCAAGCTACCTACAATTAGCTTCAACACATTCGATAGAGCTTCGCTTGACAGTCAGGTTAAGGCCTTACTAGAGAATCCAAAGATTCCTGTTCCAAACTTGTTGGGAGAAATCAAGAAGGAAACTATTGGTCAATTTGAACAGCTTGTTAAAAAGAATAAAGATGCCTTTAAGATTTTTGACGAAATAGAAAATTGGAATGATAGAATTAAGGACGCAACTGACAAACTATATGAATTAGAAAATAGCTTACCAGCAGGCGACAAAGCTATCGATGCTGCTAGAAATATTGTTGACTCATTAGTAAACGATCCTTCATATGTGTCACTACAAAAGAAGGCAGATTCTATTGGTGACGCATTCAGTGACATTAGTTCTATGATGTCAAATGCTGGACAGACTGCGGCTAATATGCTGAACACTGCTGATCTATCTAAAGCAATTACTAGCGTAAAGTCAAGTGCGTTAGAAGTAATTCAACAGTCAAAGACTACTACCTCCGTGAAGACACAGACGGGCCAGGGTTCTACTTCGATTGAAGTACTACAGTCTAAGACTTCTTCATCGCAGGTAGATATTAACAATTCTATTGCGGGAATCGTAGGACCAAGCACTGGCTTGACCTTCACATAATCTAGGGACTAAATACTTATATGGCACAATACGTAGGATACTCAAGCATCAATGCTAATAAGCCAAAGACCACTAACGCTATTAATGGCGTAGATGGTGGTCCAGGTGGTGTGCGCCAGTCAATTGTGTGGGGAAAGAAATTTACACTAACTGACAGTCAACTAGTGATTCAAGACTTGATCAATGCCTTCAACATTCGTAAAGGTACTAAAGTGGGTCAGCCCGACTATGGCACAACATTATGGGACTTTATCTTTGAGCCTAATACAGGTGACGTTCAAGCACAGTTAGAAGATGAGATTCGTCGTATTGCCGCACAAGATCCTAGACTGATATTGAACACTATTTCTACCTATCCAAAAGACAATGGAATATTAATTGAGCTTGAAATGGCTGTTGCTCCCTTCAATCAGGCACAGCTTGTTTCAGTGTTCTTGAATCAACAAACCGGTACTGCTGCCTTCTCGTAATCTAAAAATCACGGTTTTTTATAATGATAAATACTCTTTATAAAAGAGTGTTAACATATGGCAACCAGTTCTAGACAATCTGCTTTGTTCGGCTTAAACGATTGGAAGACAATCTACCAAACTTTCAGTCAGGCTGACTTTAGAAGCTATGATTATGAAACCCTACGTAAGAGTTTCATCGATTACCTACAATTATACTATCCCGAAACATTTAACGATTACACCGAGTCAAGCGAATTCATCGCATTGCTTGACGTTATTGCTTTTATGGGTCAAGGACTTGCCTTCCGTAACGACCTTAACGCTCGTGAAAACTTTATCGATACCGCTGAACGCAGAGACAGCGTTATCAAGCTTGCCAATCTAGTTAGTTACACTCCAAAAAGAAATATCACAGCACAGGGTTATATCAAGGTAACGAGTGTTAGCACTACACAAAATATCAATGATATTAATGGATTGAACTTAAGCAACCAAACTATTCTTTGGAACGACCCTGCTAACCCTAATTGGTTAGAACAGTTCAACACAATTATTAATGCTGCCCTAGTCGATACTCAAAAGATCGGTAAGCCCGGCAACGTACAAGATTTGTTGGGTGTTACTACTGCTGAATATGCTATTGCTATTCCTGGTGACACATTACCTATCGTACCATTCGACAGCACAGTTAACGGCGTTAACATGGGATTTGAATTAGTCAGTGCTAGCTCAGTTGACACTGATTACATCTATGAAATTCCTCCTGCTCCATCAGGTCAGTTTAACATTCTTTATCGTAATGACAAATTAGGCTTCGGTAGCCCCGAAACTGGATTCTTCTTTTACTTTAAGCAAGGATCATTACAAACCTATGACTTCTCATTACAGCAGCAAATCAGCAACCAAACAGTTGATATTGATATTCAAGGTATCAACAACACTGACACATGGTTGTATAAAGTAAATGATGACGGCACATTAAATGAATGGACAAAGGTCGAGAACGTTTATGCCGACGCTTACTTACAGACCGAAGCAAGCAACAGAACTATCTTCTCAGTGGACAGCAGATTCAACGACCAAGTAACTTATGTATTTGGTGACGGGGTATTCAGTGCTATTCCAGTAGGTAACTTTACTGCTTATGTTCGTGCTGGCAACGCACTAAGCTATACTATTGACCCCATCGAAATGCAGGGTATTTCAGTTACCTTCACATATATTAGCCGTCAGGGAAAATATGAAACATTAACCTTTAATCTAGAATTGCCTCTTCCGGTAACAACCGCACAAGAGCGTGAACCACTAGATGAAATTAAATTACGTGCTCCTACTCGTTACTATACACAGAATCGTATGGTTAATGGGGAAGACTATAACAACTTCCCATACACACTATACAATTCAATTATTAAGAGTAAAGCAGTAAACCGTTCAAGCATCGGTGTAAGCAAGAACTTAGACTTGCTTGACCCAACTGGCAAGTATAGTAGCACAAACAGTTTTGGTAGTGATGGCGCATTGTATCAAGACGATAGCGATGGTTTCGAAACATTAACCATTAATACTACTAGTGATATTATTGCGTTCTTTACTGATAAGTTGTCAAGCATTTTGTCATTGAACCGTGCTACTCAATATTATATACAGAACTATCCTAGATACAACCTACCTTCAAGTCCAGCTACCGAAGTAGTTTACTGGAAGACTAGCACAGTAGATACTGGTACAGAGTCGGGTTACTTCTATACTAATCTTACTGCTAGCCTAGAGCAGCCACAAAACGTGGGCACATTTAGCACAACTAATTTAAAATATGTTACACCTGGCGCACTATTAAAGTTCACTGCTCCAGCAGGATATTACTTTGATCTATCGTCTAACAGATTAGTCCCTGGCATTGCTCCAAGCCCAGAGAACACATATATTTGGACAACTATTTTGAGCGTCATCGGTGACGGTAGCAATAATGGTGACGGTAATTTTGCTAATGGCTCAGGTCCTATTAAAGTCAATGGATACGTCCCATCAGGCGTGATATTATCGCAAGTGATTCCTGTATTCGACAACAGCTTGTCAACTACGTTGATTCAAGAATGCTTGATCAAAATGGAACTACAGCAAGACTTTACACTGGTCTTCGACAACAGCCTACTAGTAAATCAGGAACGCTGGTCTATCAGCGCATTTACTGATCCAAACTATTTTGTAAAGTTTGAAAGTACAGGTGCTAATACATATACTGTAACTTATAAAGCATTGACATATTATTTTGGTTCTGTAGCAGACACTAGATTTACATTTAGTCCTAACGAATTAGTATACGATCCATTTACTGGTAAAATCATTCAAGATTTTATTAACGTGTTGTCAGTAAACACACAGTTTGGTTCAAGTATTCCACTAGGAACTGACTTGAAAATTAATATCTTGGGCCAGACAGTAGAAAGCGATGGCTATGTAAATGACTTCCAAGTTGAAGTCGCGGCAACAGACGTAAACAATCGTCAATTGATTTTGAATCCAGATTTCTTTAATGATGTTACTGGATATCAAAACAACAATGCTAATGTCGGTGTTTATGTGTTCTTTGAAACTGTACAAGATGCGATCAACTTGACACGCCAATACATTATTCCATCAAGCGATGTAGTATATGCGTACCCAACAAAAAGTCAAATCGAAACCAACAAATATGATTATCCGTTGGGCACCTTGTATTATGCCTACACAGAAAATAAATTCTACAAGAGTGTACAAGATCAAACAAAAACCACTCCAGTATATAATCTAGTAGAGCAACTACAATATTCAATGAAGCCTGGTCGTCAGGGTCTTAGCTATCAGTATAGACACAACAGTAACAATACTGCTAGAATCGATCCTGCTACAACTAACATCATTGACTTGTATGTTGTAACACAGAGCTACTACACCGCATATCAGAATTGGATTGTGGATACTACTAACACGGTACCAATGCCAACTCGCCCAACAATCACTGAACTACAACAAGAATATGGTGAAGTACAGAATTATAAAATGTTGAGTGATGCTGTGATCTTAAATAGTGTTGTCTTCAAGCCCTTGTTTGGTCCTAAAGCAGACTCGGCGTTAAGAGCAACTATTAAAGTAATTAAAACACAAGGTGTAAACGCTAGTGACAGTGAAATTCGTAGTGCGGTATTGGCAGCAATGAATAATTATTTCAACATTAATTTCTGGAACTTTGGAGACACCTTCTATTTCTCAGAATTAACAGCTTACCTACACGCAACAGTCGGAGAGCTTATTAGCTCTGTTGTGCTAGTGCCAAACGACCCCACAATGAGCTTCGGAGACTTATATGAAATAAAATGCATGCCGTATGAGATTTTTGTTAACGCAGCAACAGCAAATGATGTGGTTGTGATCCCAGCTCTCACACCCGCCGAATTACAGGTAAGATAAGTATATACATGGCTAGAATTAGAACATTAGACTTCCTTCCGGAAATTTTTCAGACTGAAACCAACAGCGAATTTTTGGCAGCTACCCTTGACCAAATCGTTAATCCACCAAGCATCATGCGTATTCAGGGCTATGTGGGCAGTAAGATTGGCTATGGTATTAACGCCACTAATAATTACGTCATCGAACCCACTAAAGTTCGTACAGACTATCAGTTAGAGCCGGGTGTTGTATTCACTAAAAATCAAGAAAGTCTAGCCAAAGATTTTATTACCTATCCTGGCATCATCGATGCGTTGAATCTACAGGGTAGCGAGACTGATAATAACGCAAGATTGTTCGAAAGTCAATTCTATTCATGGGATAGCTTTGTAGACCTAGACAAGCTTATCAACTATAATCAATATTACTGGTTGCCAACTGGCGCGCCTGCTGTTACCGTTGCTACTGCTACTGTGTTTTCTACTCAGGATTATCAAGTCACTGACTTGACAAACGGATACAACATCAAAGAATTAAATGCTATCGCTGGCTCCGTCAATCCAACATTGACTTTGTTGCGCGGCGGCACATACAATTTTTATGTAGACCAAGATAGCGAATTCTGGATTCAAGGTGAACCAGGTGTTACTGGTTATAGTCCATCTAAGCCTAACCTATATACTCGTGATGTACTCGGCGTAGAGAACAATGGTCTTGAACAAGGCATCGTTACATTTACTGTTCCTAGCAAGAATGCTCAGGACGAATATATTTTCCCTAATACAGTCAACGTAGACGTAGTTAGTAATTTGCCATTTAGCCAAGTCAATGGTGTAAAGCTTTCTGACTTGCCAGGCGGTATCGACTCAGTTACTGGTCTTAACGGCTTAACCGTTATGTTCTATAACTCAGGCGTCTTAAACGAAGTTGGATACGTCAACGCATACTTCGGTGAAACCAATTACGATCAAAATACCGATGAGCTTGTTGCCCCTATCGTAGCAACTGTGGGTAGCTGTGATAGCACTGCGTTTACATTAAGTGCTGGTAACACTGATCTATTCTATGCTATCGACCCAGTAACTGGTGTATTGGTATTTGCTAACCCAACAATTACATTTGACAGTCCTTCCTTTGGTGGCATCAATCCTGGACAGGTATACTACGTAAAGAACATCTTAAACTCAACTGACTTTACAATCAGTGAAACTTTAGGTGGTGACCCCGTAACATTGACTCCGGGTTCGGGTTCAATGCCAGCAAACATCAACCAAGGTCTTTTCGAAGAAGGTTTCTACACCGACGTAGAACAGAATTTCTATCGTGTAGAATACGTAGGCGATCCTAACGACCCTGTATTACGTTTGATGCCAGCAGGATTGATTCCTATCAATACTAACATCGTAGCTACATATGGGCAAGAATATATTGGATTGACTTTTTATAAGTCAGTAACAGGATATATTCAATTGTTGCCTTATATTAGTGCGCCCAAGGACATTTTGTATTATCAAGATGGCACGAGTGCTAATAAGGTTGGTATTATTAAATTAATTGATAGTAACAATACTAATACGCTTAATGTAGAAACAGATATTCTAGGTCAAAAGAATTTTACAGCTACAAATGGTGTAGTGTTTACTAACGGATTAAAAGTAACCTTTGACGGTGACGTAGTTCCTACTAGTTATCTACAGGGTGAATACTATGTAGAGGGCGTGGGAACATCTATTCAGTTGTTGCCAGTAAACTCATTAATCTGTCCAGAAGATTTCACACTAAGCACATATAATCCATATGACATAGCACCTTATGACATTGGAAATTATGACAGCAACTTGTTTGTTCCTGCTGAAAAAGATTATATCACTATTGCTCGTAACAGCATCAATAAGAATGCTTGGTCACGTAGCAATCGCTGGTTCCACCTAGACGTAATTAAGGCTAGTGCGAACTACAATAATAATCCTAGCATTCTTACTGAGTATGCTTCTCAGGAAAATAAAGCACTACGTCCTATCATTGAATTCTATCCTAACCTAAAGTTGTTCAACTCAGGTACAGTTGGTAAAGATCCAGTTGATTTTTATGACGTAAGACAAACCGATGCATTGTCAGTGGTCGCTGGAACAAGAGCTTACTACCCAGACGTTGAAACATATACAACTTACACTGCTACGATTGCTCCTGCTGTAGCAGCAACATCCACTACTATCACTGTTGACGCTGATCAAGTATCCGGTGTATTCCAAGAAGGAATGTTCGTAGGTGACACCGATGCTGTTCTTCCAACTAACACACAAGTTGTTAGTGTAACTGGTACTACTACATTAACCATCACAGTTGAGTGGGAAAATCCAAAGACCATAGCAGGAGCAGTCAATGCTTCTGTGGTTGCTACCGATACAACTGTTAACAATTATGAAGTTTTCCCAGGCTCAAGAATTGTCTTTAGTAACGACATTGACGAAGCAGTAAGAAATAAAATCTATGTAGTAGATATTCAGGAACTCGTAGAAGGCGATGGCCCAGTAATTACGCTTTCGCTTGCCGAAGATGCTGAAATTCTTCCTAACGAACAAATCGCTATTACTAGAGGCTTCAACTATCAGGGTGAAACTTTCTATTACGATGGTATTGATTGGATAAACGCACAGCTAAAAGAAACTGTAAACCAAGCCCCATTGTTTGACGTATTTGACGAAAACGGCATTTCGTTTAGTGACAGTGCTGTTTATACCGGAACTTCATTTGCTGGTAACAAACTATTCTCATATGGTTTAGCAGATAACACGATTGACGATCCTATCTTAGGTTTCCCTGTACGTTACTCATCGATTGATAACGTGGGTGATATTAGCTTTGACGTATCGTTGAACTTAGATACATTTAGCTATGTTTCAGCGGGCGCCCCTATCACTCAGAACGTTAACACAGGATATGTTTACGATTATGTTACTAGAACAGCCTATGATAGATTGTTGGGCTGGCAAACTGCTGTAGCTCCATCTACACAGTATCAGGTATTCACTACTCCTTATAATCAATTCACACAGCCAACTGAGATTGTCTGTGACGTAGCCATGCTACCTGAACTAGAAGATGGTGAAGAGGGCTGGCCAAGAATTCAAGTTTACTACAATAACGAATACCAGACTCCAGACAATTACTCAGTCACGGTAGGCGCCAACACTACAACAGTTACATTGAATGTTCTACCTGAAAATTCAATCGATAACGTTATCCAGATAATGTTGTTAAGTGATCAAGTAAGTGAAACTGCTTACTACACTATTCCTATCAACTTGTCAAACAACCCATTCAATGGCAACTTGACGAGTGTTAACGTTGGTGATATTAGACAGCAATATCGTGACATCTTTATTAACGCACCTGGCACACAGGGCGATATCTTTGGTCCAAATAACTTCCGTGACTTGGGTAATCTTGTACCATATGGCACAAAGATTATTCAGAACAGCGCAAGCTTAGCGTTGCCTGGCACATTCTTGCGTAAGAAAGAACATGATCTATTCAACGCACTATTGTTCAATAGCCGCGAATACATTAAGTTCAAGCAATTGATTGTTGACACTGTACAGAACAGCGAATATGACCAGCGTTATACTCCTGCTGTAATTTTGGATGACGCACTTGATCAAATCACCGCAGCAAAGAGCCAGAT